AACGTAGCACTCAAAGTGCTTAGACTAATCAACTTGGGCTTTTTCAAGCCCACAGGTCTTTAACCTGTGGGTAGTTGACATTCAAAATATAGAATTTATTTTATTTAAATCAATTATTGTTTTCCTGTTTTTTCAAACAATCATTACATATTACTTGTCCATTATCAAATATTTTAGCTTCATTACCATCCATTTGGCAAACCTTACCACATACAGAACACTTTACAACACGTAAAACTGCACGCAAGTTTTTAGATGTTTCTTTAGCTTCATTATTTTGATATTGTTTTTCTCTTTCTTCTGAATAATATTTTTCACTTAGATTAAGTGCTTTACGCATATATTCCTCCCATTCAAATATTAAGATGATTTCTGTACCAATTTCTTTAACTTCGACCAACTTTGGATTCAAGAAACTATAGTTAGTAAAATCATATTCTTCATCAACTTTCAGGCATACAAATGAAAGAGTAAGCATAGAACTTGCAATTTCGTTTCTTGAAACAGCGTACTCGTTATCTAATGGTAAATCTTTCAGTTTCTTCAATTCGTTAATAAATGGCATTGAATTACCATCATAAACGTTAGGAATAGTACTAAAGTGTAAAGATGTCTTTTTGATATTCTTGCTATCATCAATATCAACATCTACGGATGAAATATACTTTTCAATTTTAAAACGAGTAATATATTCAGTTTGAATATCCATGGTGAACTTTTCGTTATCATATTCATCCAATCTATTCAATTCGTCTGCAATACCTGCGGTTAGTTTCTTGTTTAGTATATTGAATTTATGTTTTCCATTTATTACTTTAGGTTTATTTTTCTTAACTGTCGTTCCATCTAAATTGACGTGATAGTCATTTGCCTTTTCATCAATTTTATACATTGAATATCTCAACATCTCAACATCTTGAGTGATTTTTTCTTTCAACAAGTCATCAGCCAATTTATTTTTAGATATTGTTTGAGTGACGCTTATAGTACTATCATTTGTATTTTCTGTACTCATCATTTTTTCACCAGCTTTCATTGATAAAAAAATGTTTCTAAACCAATTACTTAAAAACTTAAACATAATATTCTTTTATTATTTTATCATTTATTACTTCTTTCACTTTGCTTAGTAAATTTTGAAACTGCATAAGTTTACTATATTCTTTACTATTTTCTTCACTCATATTTTTGAAATCAAAACCTGTGTGCATCATAGCATACTCTGTTAAGTTATTTGACATCTCTACGACGCTATCATTAATAATTGTTTTGAGTTCAAATAACTTGTTTAGCGGTAGCTTTTCTATTTTATCTACGTTTATTTCCATTGACTATGTACTTTTATTTTATTATGATTGGAAATTTATCTTCATATTTCTGTATGATATATTCTTTGTTATCATCCCATTCTGGTTTTGATTCGTCATTAGAATTATGACATAAGCGTATATTTGTCGTTACTCCTACTTTTGTTTCATTCGTCAAATAATTGGCAAGACAAAAATCATTATCATACAAAACACAACCTTTAATATTCTCATCAAAATATTCTTTTATTCTTGATTTATCAACAGCCATAAAAACTCCATCAACAACACAAACCTCTTGTAAATCCTTCTTAAGTAATTTAGAATAAGCTGCAATCCACTCTTTACCTTCACTTCTATACAAAATCTGACCGTAACGTTCTGGGTAATTCCACCATGTGCATTCTTCGTCAAATTGTCCAGAGCCAGCTACACCTATAATTCCATAATCTCTATGTTTGTTGAATAATCTTAAAATTTCCTTACCCCACCCTTTCTTTAATATTTCGACATCATCATGCATGAAAACGATTATATTACCGTTGATATGTTCGCTATCTAAGATATCATTGTACAAAACACTTAAACTTTCTCCTACTGGGTTTTCTATCCAAAAAACAAATATATCACACTCACTTGTTTCTTTTAGATTTTCAACAAAGTCATATTTTTCACTAATCGGTACCCTTGATGGTATAACAATGTTTAATTTATCATACATTTCTTTTTTTATAAAAAATAAAATTAATTATCTATTAGTCAACAAAAAACGTGATAGGCTTTTCCTATCACGTTAAAAACTAAAATATGATTATTTTTTTATATCTGTTGAGCCGAATCCTTTTTCACCTCTTTCGCTATCAGAGAGTTTATCTACTTCATTGAATTTTACTTTATCAAAATTAAGAATAACAATCTGTCCAACAGCTTTTGATAAATCTTTATAAGGAGCAAACTCCAGATTCTTGATACGTTCTTTCATTTTATCTTCAGCATTTTTCTTTTCAACTAAAGCCTTTTCTAATGTTGAATATGACATTGTTTCAAAGAAAGCTTCATAACCAGCATGTTTAATTCTATCTTCTGAAGATGTTCTATCTTTAAAGCAAAGCATAATTTCGCCCCTATAAATCATGATATCAGCTATACCTACACTATTTGCAAGATAACAATTTGTTTTACGATTTGAACTACGAGGAAAAAGAAAACCTCCAACTCTATTTAGAGCTTCCATCTTGAGACCTGTATGATATACGTAAAAATCATTTTCTTCATCCCATTCGTATGAAACAGCATATAAATCCATACCTACATCACCATCATGTGCATAACTTGGAGTTACAGCGTTGGGATGAATCTTTGTAAATTTTACTTCCATTTCATCTTTCTGAATTTGTCCGCTTGATGTATTCTTTAAAAAATTCTGAACTTCTTTAAAAGCTTCCTGACTACTTTTTGTTTTCTCCATGTTTATATTTTTTACTTTCTCTTGAAATTAGATAAGTTTTACTATTAGCGATTCTGACAACTTCCGTTAGAATTGATGAAAATAAAAAGCTTTGAGTATCATTACAATCTTTATCTATGATTGTCATCGCTTCAATTTCATCTGGTGATAATTGAATATTACATTCAGACATTAACGCTACACTATGTAAACCTGTCTTAATTGAAGGATTATCTTCTCTATATTTGTACACAAAACCTCTATTCTCAATTTCCCATTTATTGTTATTGGGAACCATTCTTACAGCTTTAGAAACATGTTGAAGTAAACATACCTTGATGAGTTTATTCTTATCAACTTTGAAATTTTTAAAAGTTTCATTTTCTTCCAAAGCAATTGGTGTAAGCATATATAAGACAGTTTTAAGCAATGAACCATCGTATGCTAAATCTTCAAAAGAATTATTGGAATATGAAGCATTTTTCAACAATTCACCATACTTCTCTTGAAGAGTATGAATGTTAACACCCAATTCTTCTAATTTAGTAAAAAATAATTTTAAATTTTTACTTCTACTTTCTTCTGTAATCATTGATTTGAACTTAAAAAGTTAAACATGCTGCAAAGATACAGAATTTTTCACTGACTTCCAAATTTTTCTCAAAAAAAATTTTCTATAATATATTATATAATATTTTTTATATTTTAATTTAAATATTTAATTT